AATTTGCGTGGTACCTACAGATGAAACTAGAGAGTATCAACCAAATGAATTTAAATGGAGATTCTTGAATTTAGACGTAAGAGTTTATGTCGAAGATCAAGAAGACCCACAAGAGGTCTTAGCTCGATTAATGGAAGACATTGAAAGAGTAGTAGACAACAATGATGTTTTGACTTATGATGATACTGTAAGTCCAAACTTAACAACGACTTCCTTAACGATAGAGTCAATAAGTACTGATGAAGGAGTATTAACACCACTCGGAATCGGAGAAATGACACTAACGTGTAGGTACTAAAAGAAATTACAAACTGATAAATATCTAGATTTGTACTTTCAAAGAAAATAATAGGAGAAAGCAATGGCTTTAAATCTATCAAGAAATACTAAAGTATTTGTAAGCTCTGTAAATGGAGTTGGTTCAACAGGCGGGGTAAAAACTTGTCATGTGACTACTGCAGGTTCTAATTATGCTGTAGGAGACATTGTAACACTAGGTACAACTAGTGGAAGTGGTGTAAACTTTAAGTGTATAATAGCGTCTATTACTGGTGGCGGTGCAACTGGCCCAGTAGCAAGCGTTTATGTACCAAATAACTTTAGAGGTAGTGGATTCGTAGTAGATGAAACTGCAACCGAAAGCGCAGTAGAAAACTATGCTGGTACTGATAATTCAAGTGCAACTGGACTAGTTGTAACTGTTGACTCAGTCGCAGGAACAGCAACAACTGATGGAGCAAGAACAGGAACAGGATTATTCAAAGGAAACGAAGTAGACTGTAATACATTCAGATTGGGTGTGTTAGATGGATACAGCTTTTCACAGGGAAGTGATTCAACTGATGTTACTATATCAGAAGCAGGTGCTACGCCGAATAGGGGTTCAAAAACCTTTAATGACTCGTTACCACCAGCAGAATGGTCATTTGGTACTTATGTACGACCATTTGTTCATGGAACGAATAGTTTTAGAAATGCATTAGACCATGACTGTGTTGAAAACATATTATGGGCAGCTTTATCAGGTACAACATTACCTGGAGATGCAGCAGCAACTGGACGTGGTGTAGTAGTAGGAACTACTGCTCAAGGCGGTTCAGTTTGTAACTTTGAGAAATCAGATGTTCACGAACTTATGAAAATCAATTTATTCTTTGCATTAGAGAATACAACATACAGACTAAATGATGCTCAGGTTAACCAAGCAGAAATAGACTTTTCTATCGATGGTATTGCACAGATTACATGGTCTGGTAATGCAACAACTATTGACCAAATAGAAGAGGCTTTAGAAGACCCTTCTAAGTATATAATACAAGATACTAATGAAGCTTCACCAACTGTAGGAACTACTGATACATTTGTAGAAACTTATAACTACGCAGATACAACAGGTCCAAGTGACGCTGACTATCTAAGAAACAAACTATCTACATTATATCTAGATTCTGACTTACAGGGCGGTGGTTCAGCCACTCAAGGCCTTGATGACAGAACTTATGATATTAATATTACTGGTGGCTCAATAACGATTGCTAACAATGTTACTTACGTTACACCAGAAACTATTGGTATTGTAGATAAACCAATCGGTTCATTTACTGGTGCTAGGGTAATTAGTGGTTCTTTAACCATGTACCTTGACACAAAAGCAAATGGTTCAAACCAATTAATGACCGACTTAGCAAACGCTACCGACCTAGTAACAAACGTCTTTGACATGAGACTTTACATGGGTGTAGCTGGTACAGTTGGATCAGATAACGATGCTATGGGAAGTGATGATTTCACTGCTCCAGGTGTCGAATTTAATATGCCAAAAGCTCACATACAGGTTCCTGTAATTGAGGTTGGCGACTTGATTTCTGTCTCATTAGACTTTTCCGCACACGGAACTGACTTATTAACAGGGGACGAACTCAAAGTGAAATACTTAGGAAGCACATCTCATACTCAAACAGGGTATGCAAATACTGGTGCAAGAGCACTAGACTCTTAAGTATAATGTCGCATAGTTTTCTCAAGGAGAGTAAGCTATATATAGTTTATGGCGGTAACAAGTATAGAATCTATACTAATGCCGCCTTAAGCTTTTCCCAAACATTTGCGGAAGATTCGTACCCAGTAAAGACTTTGCACGATCAATCAAAAATGTTTCAGGGGTCAACTATAACAAAAGCCAATCCGGCCGAGTTTAGTTTTGAAGTACCTTTAACAGAGGAGAAAGATGAGTCTATTGTCATGGACTTAATAACTGATTTAGTTGCTACTAGTGAATCTAATATAGAAGCACAGCAATTAAAATCATTTGATATATATGTTCAGACAGGAAGCAGTACTTTTAAAATTGAAAACTGCGTAATTACAACAGGTAATTTTTCTTTTAATCCAAGAGAACAATTTAAAGTTGTAATACAAGGACAAGGAACAAAACTAACAAGAGCTGGAAACGAAAGTTATAGCATTCCAGGAAGTACTCAATCTGAGTCTTCCACAAGAACGCCTTTACTAACTTACCCAGTAGTCACTGTAGATAGCTTAAATATGAATAGTATTATAGGAGTTAATTTACAAATACAAAATGATGTAGAGTGGTTAGCATTTGAAACCCTCCAAGACAGTTTATTAGTTACTAATTCAAGTAACGCAATGTTTCCTAGTGCATATATGATATCTAGTAGGGTTGTTTCGGGAGCAATTCAACAATATCAAACCGATAATAATATAACACAATTTGATGATTTTAGTACTAATAGTAATTTATCAATAACAGCTAAAAAATCTAGTAATACTGATTTTTGGAAAATAAATCTAAATCCAGTAATGTATACAGCAAGAGTAGAAACTTCTGAAATTTATACACAAAGCTATGATTTTAGGTCTTTAGATAATACTGCATTAGCAACAAGAATCACAACATATTCATAGGAGAATATAAAACATGGAATTAAAAAACTTACTAGTGGATAGTAAAACCACTTGGGTTGAGTTTCCAGGACTCGACGACTTTGAAGTCGAATTAGCAAACTTATCCCGAAAAGAACTCGTTAATCTTAGAAAAAGATGCGTGTCAAATAAATTTAATAGAAAAACAAGAGCGTTTGAAGAATCTTTAGACGAAAATAAATTTGTAGAAGAGTTTTCAAAAGCAACCGTAAAAGGTTGGAAAGGCTTAAAACTAGGCTACTTAGAAGATATACTATTAGTAGATATTTCTGGACAAGACCCAGAAATGTTAATGGAATATACAGAAGAAAATGCAAAATTATTGGTTGAAAATTCGCAAGATTTTGATAACTGGCTCAATGAGGTAGTCTTTGATTTAGAAAATTTTCGTAGCCAAAAACAAGAAGAAGTTAAAGAAAAAACTACAGCTGTTTCTTGATCATGAAGGAATAGGCATGACCAAAGACCAATACTTACGTATGGTCGAACAAACAGGAGAAGAAATAGACTGGGATAAATGCCCACCTGAGGCAGATGATTTCCCCCAACTAATTTTAGATACTATGAATATCTATAATAGTTTAGGAAATAGAATGTATCCTGAAATAGGGTACATGGGGAAAGATTTTACAAATTTTTCATTTTTAACAAAACTATATGGAATAGAAGAACACCAACATGAATATCTAATGGAGTTACTACTCTTTTTAGATTCTCAAGCAATCGATGCCTCTCAAAAAAGAATAAAGGCAGAATACGATAAAATAAAGAAAAAATAACTAATGGCAGATAATAAAATTATTATAGAAATCTTAACCGATGATAAAGGCTCGGCTAAAAAAGCGTCGCTTAAACAACAAGATTTACAAAAACAAGTTAAAAAAACTGGAGACCAATATAAAGAAACTGGTAAACAGGCTGGTAACTATAATAAAAAAGAAAAAGCTTTATATCAAGGTAATTTATCAACTGCTAAAGGTTTTTCAAAAATGAAAGAAACTATGGGGTCTGGTTCTTCAGGCCTTGTTGGAGCGTATGCTACACTAGCCGCTAACGTCTTTGCTGCAACAGCAGCTTTCAATGCCTTAAGAGGCGCAGCCCAGGTAAAAACACTTGTAGAAGGATTTACTTTCTTAGGTAATGCTGCGGGTCAAACTTCTATACAAATAGCACAAGGTTTGAGAGAAATCACAGGAAATGCAGTATCTTTAGAAGTAGCTTTAAGATCTTCTGCTATAGCTTTAACTTCAGGATTTAATACAGACCAAATAGCAGGATTAGCTGAAGTAGCTAAAAATGCTTCAATCGCACTAGGTAGAAATATGGCAGATTCTATCGACAGATTATTTAGAGGGGTTGCAAAACTAGAACCAGAAATACTTGATGAATTAGGTATCATGGTAAGGCTAGATACTGCTGTAAATAAATATGCTGCTCAACTTAAAAAATCTGCTACTGAGTTAACTGACTTTGAAAGAAGACAAGCTTTTTTAAATGAGACACTAACTCAAGGTGCTTTAAAATATGGAGATTTATCTGGTCGTATTGACCCAAACCCATATGACCAATTAGCAGGAGCATTTGCAGATTTAACAGAAAAAGGATTAAATTTAATTAATAATGTTCTTACACCTTTTTTATCTTTATTAAGTTCTAATTCAGGAGCACTCGTAGGTGGAATAATACTATTTGGTTCAACTATTTTAACGACTATGATTCCAGCACTTGGACAATTTGCTCAGAAACAAGCAGCAGTAGCTGTTACGGCAAAGCAAATGGCGGATGAACAGGCAAGAGCAGGAAAAATACAAGCTCAAAATGCAAAAATTGATTTTGTAAGAGGAAAAGGAAGTGCTGCACTTACAACAAAAGGAGATGAATTTGCAAGAGTAAAAGATTTGAAAAAAGATTTAAAGTCAGGAAAAGCCGATGCTTTAAGTTTTGACAAAGCTTTAAAACAGGTACAAAACACAAGAAAAAGGTCACAAACAATAGCCAAGCAAAATGGAACAGCACAAAGTTCAGCTCATATAAAAAGAATGGCAGAACTAGAAGCTCTAGAAGCTCAGATTGTAAATATACAAATGCTAGAAAATCAAAGAGGAGCAGGAGCAGGAGCTTCAGCTTTAGCTACAGGTCAAGCTAGTGGTCAAGAAAAAGTTGGTCAAAGCATGGTAATGATAGGGGGCTCAGGAGCATTAGAAGGATTTAAAGAAGCTCGAAAAGGATTCGGAGAGTTTAGAGCAGACCAAAAAGCTGGAATGAAAGAGTTTAAAAAATCAAGTGGTTTTTGGAAAGGATTTGGAAAAACAGTAAGTGCTTCTTTTGGAACTGCAAGTGTAGGAGCAAGATTATTTGGTGCTGCATTAATGAACGCTATTCCAATTATTGGTCAAGTATTGTTTTTTGGAGGTTTATTAATTTCTTTCTTAGCAAGTTTTAAAGGCAAAGCTACAGCAGCAGAAAAAGCTCAAGAAAAACTAACAGAAACAGTAGAAAAAGCAAAAGAAAAATTTGAACAGTTAGCAGAAACAAATGAACTACTTGACGAAACATTAGATAAATTAGATGAATCAATAAGAGCAGTAGCTATATCAGCAACTGCTATGAAAAATGAAATAAATGTAACAGCAGGAGTAGTAGGAGAAGCTAGACAAAACTTTGAAAATCTTACAGAAGCAATAGATAATCAAAAAATAAGTAGATTTGACGAAATAATGAGAAAAGTGGGGGGTGGTATTAAGTTCGTCGCAAATGGTATAGGTAACTTTTTAATAAAAGCTTTAGATTTACTATTCCCTAAGCTAATGAAATTAGCTAGACTACTGGATAAAGTTGGTTTAATTGAGGGTATAAAAAACTTTTCAGCGAATTTAGCTGAAGGAACAAAAAACTTTTTTGCTGATAATATAGCAGAAGAAAGAGCAAATAAATTTGCTCAAGCAATAGATAGTGCTTCAACAGAAATTACCAAACTCAAAGGAGAAAACATTCTTTTAGAAAAAGCTTTAGGAGACTTTGATCCTGCAGCATTATATATTAAATACAGAGATGCAGTTGATCAAGGAGGAAAATCTTTACATACTTTTGAGCAAGCTACTGATATGGTAAATGCCGCATTCAGAGAACAGACAAAAGATATAGAAGGAGCTTCTTTAACATTAAATACAATTAGTACTGATATTCAAGAAGTCGGAAAAGTGTGGAATAAAAATATAGATGGAATACTAAATAGAAATGCTTTTGACAAAATAGCAAAAACCGTAGAAGGGTTAGGGGAAAAATTAGTTGAGTTAGACAATACAGGACTATTAACAGACCAACAAATAATGGATCAACTTAGTCTGGCTTCAGCAAAAGCAGGTGTTAAACTAGAACAATTCGGAGTATCAGTAGACACGGTCAGAGAAGCTCTTAAAAACAACGTGAGTCCTGTAAAACTACTAGAAGATAGTATGAATAAACTAGCAGACGGAACTCGTACAGCCAAGCAAGACCAAAAAGATTTAGCTGAAGAAGGTAAAAAACTTAAAGAAGACTTTGCTAATACAAAAGCATTAGACGAATATACAGCAAAACTCAACAATTTTGCAAGAACAGGAAAAATGGAAGTAGGAGTAGTAGATAACTTTAAACTACAAGTTAATGCTGCTAAAAATGCTTTAGAGTTTGCTAAGCAAGAGGCAGACCTTAAGAAAAGACAGATAGACCAAGAGTATGCATTACAACTCTTTAAAGTACAAACATTTAAAGCAACATTTGCTGAAGGCTCAAAAGAATTCGAAGCATTAGGAAATATAGAAAAACAGATTAATGATTTTAAAACAAAACAAAAAGCTAGAATAGATGACGGCGTAAAAACAAAAGAAAATCAGGCACAAATGGATACTTTATCCTTAATAAGTGGAGCAGGTAAAACTGGAACTTTAGGAGAAAGAGCCACAGTAACAGGTAATGCTTTAGATCTTACAGATGAAAAGGTAAAAACAACAGCTGCAAAATTAGAAGCCATAGGAAATGCTACTCAACCTATGATTGATTCTCTGAAAGCGTTAGGTCCTGAAGGAGAAGCAGTAGCTATGGCTTTCTCAGGAATAATGACTATAGCAGACGCATTTGCAATGGCAGGAACAGAAGGTTTAAGCACAGCAGACAAAATAGAAGCAGTAGGCTCAGTTATATCAGCAATGTCAGGAATACTAGCTGCAAACTCAAAAGCACAAATTGCTGAAATAGATAATCAGATAGAAGCAGAGAAAAGACGAGATGGCAAGTCAAAAGAATCTTTAGCAAAAATACAAGGTTTCGAAAAGAAAAAAGACGCTATGGCAAGAAAAGCATTTGAGCAGAATAAAAAAATGCAAATAGCTTCAGCAATTGCAAGCACCGCAGCAGGTGTTGTAGGAGCTTTAGGAGACCCAACAGTCCCACCTACCTTTGCTAGATTAGCTTTAGCAACTTTAATAGGAGGTCTAGGATTAGCTCAAGTTGCTATAATAAGAAAACAACAGTATCAAGGAGGGGTATCTTCATCTACAAGCATTCCATCAAGTATAGAAGTCGGAAAAAGAAACAATAAAGTAGACGTTTCAAAAGGTGCTAGTATAGGAGAAATGGCATATTTAAGAGGTAATCGAGGCGTAGGTTCAAACGCAAATAACTTTACTCCTATGGGTGGAGCAGCAGGAATGAGAAGAGGATATGCAGCCGGAGGAGAAGGAATTATGGTTGGTGAAAGAGGACCAGAAATAGTAAAACCTTCCGTACCTGTTGATGTTATTCCAAATAATAATATAGGTGGTGGTTCTTCCAATATTAATTTTACAATTAATGCAGTAGATGCAGCAGGAGTACAAGACGTGTTAATGGCACAAAGAGGAAACATAATTGGAATGATAAGAGAAGCAGCACATGAACATGGGGAAGAGTTTATGGAACCAGTTAACATAGAGGCATATTAATGGCAGCATATACAAGTTTTTTAAATATATTACCCGACCCAAATAATCCAATTGGAGATGGAGGACAAGCATTATCTACAGCAAGTGGAGGTGTAAAAGGTCCTGGATTTGCTTCAGTACAAATACAATCAAGCAGTCCTACCCAAGTATCAACAACAAATAGTGGAAGAATAATTACTAGGTCAGCTGCAGGGCATAAATTTGATATAAAGATAACTTATAATCCTATGACTCGCGACCAATTTGAACCTGTTTATAGTTTTTTATTACAACAAAAAGGAAGATTAAAACCTTTCTTTGTACAACTACCAAATCAATATACTTCTAGAAACTCTGCGTTTGCTACTTACAGTGCTAGTAACACTCCTACTTCAAGTGGTGTACATACACAAGGCACTGAGTTTATGCTACAAGCAGGGCATTCTTCAACACAAACAACAAGCCCTAAACCAGGCGATACATTTACTATAGCAGATACAAATGATAGTTTACATACTAAAGCATATAGAGTCACAAGAGTTATGAATAATGCTGATTATCATTCAGGATTACATTCCCAACCTTCAGCAGCTCAAAGAATTGTATACTTTACACCTGCCTTACAACGCTCTGTAGCAACAGGCCAAAACATAGATTACTACCAACCACTATTTCGTGTGATACTTAAAAATGATGTCCAATCGTATAGTCTCGGAACAAACAATCTATATAGTTTTTCACTAGACCTAGAAGAAGCACAAGCATAACATGGCAGAAAGAGCATTATCCTTAGACCTTAAAAAATTACTTGTAAATAACGAGCCGTTTGCCTATGCGCACTTAATAAAGTACGAAAGGCCCAGCGCAGCATTACCTAATGGAACTTTTAGTACTGATGCAAAAAGATATGCATACTACACAGATGCAAGTCATAATATAAGTTTTAATGACTCTAGCCTAGATACTGATGGAAATGCAAATGGGTCACAAATTTATATTGCAGATAAAATACTTAATGTAGGAAGTTATGCTGAAACAGTAGAAGCAAAAGCTTCTGGAATGACTATAAAAGTAGCAGCAGAATCTTTACATAATACAGTAACTTCTAATGCTATCACTATGACATCTAGTACAATTACTGTACCTTCACATATTGATTTAGTAGATGAAGGCTTCAGAGAAGGCGATAAAATACTTATCAGTGGAGGTTCAAATAATAATCACGAAGTAATAATTACAGGAATCAAAACAAATAATACTGTACTCACAGTATCAAACATAGACAATACACTAGGAACACAATCTAGTGGTACATCAATTACTTTAAAAATAGTTTCGGAAGAACTTAAAGGGCCTCTTCAACAGATAGGTCATACAGAAAGTTTAAAAGCATATCATAATAGAGAAGTATTTATATATAAAGCATTTTTAGACCCAGACACTTCTGCGGTTAAAGGAACTCCTGTACTTATATTTAAAGGTATAATACAAGGAACATCATTATCAGAAAATCCAAGTGGACAACTAACAGTAGATTGGTCACTAACCAGTCATTGGGGAGACTTTGCTCAAGTAAAAGGAAGAATATCAAACGACAAAATACATAGAGCTGTAGACGCTCAAAATAGAGGACAGCCTGAAGCAGCATTAAAGCCTGAGTATGCAAATGACTTAGGATTTATGCATGCCGAACAAACAACTAATATCTTAGCTACTTATACTGCTATTGAACAGGAAATGAGAATAAAAGTTAAGAAGAAGTGGGGCGGACTAAAAACTAAAGTAAAAACTTGGATGGAAGACGTTGAAGTACAAAGAGAAGTAAATTTAGATTTTTCACTTAATGCACATTTTATTCCAGTAATATATGGTATTGATAGAGTACAAGGAAAACCTATATTTGTAGATACCAAGTCAAATGACCCTAATAATATATTTATAGCATACTCACTGTGTGAAGGACAAATTGGGGGACTCTATGATTTATATATTGATGGCAACCCTTTAATCTGTATTAATAAAGAAGATTCTGATGATAGAAATGATAGTACAGGAGCATCAAAAGAAAATGTTCAAGTATTCTGTAGAGGACGACAAGATTTAGGAACTACACTTGGTGGAGTAAAAATGTCTGGAAATGGAGTTTCAGGCTCAAACAGACAAACTCATCAACCTAAAAGGTCAATGAGAGGCTATGGAAATACAGGTTATGAACCTATGGAAGATATCATTGATATAAATGATATAGAATATCATACTCCTAATAAATCTTTACTAAATGTTAGTGCTACAGATTCTAATGGTGGGGGTGTTTTACATGAAGAAAGTATAACTCTTTCACAACCAAACACTATGTCTCTAACTTTACATACAGGTAAGCCAGACCAAAAAGCAGATAATACTTTAACTTCTATTGCAACATCTCCAAAATTTAAAAGACAATCAGATTATTTTGATGCAGCTGACTCAGGAGCTGAGTATTGGAGCCCTAATCATAGATTATTAGACACAGCCTATGTTGTACTAGATTGCGAAATAGCAGAAGATGCAACAACTGTACCAGAGATAGAATATGTAGTAAGAGGAAAATTAATTGATTGTTATAACTATGACTATAGTTATGACCATGCAGGAACAGGTGGAGAGGCTTATACAAATTTTAAGGTAGGAGACCAAGTAACTTTAAAAAGAACAAGTGATGATTCTACTCTTAATGCAAATGTAACAATTATAGATAGATGGGCTTTTGCAGATGAGTCAGGTACTCTAAGATATAGATTTAGATATAGTGATGCACCAGACTTAAACTATTCAGATGGTATACCAGGAATAACAGCTTTTTATCACACAGATGGAACGAATAACTGGCATATGGTTACATACAATCATATTATAGAATCAGGCACTGTGCCAGCAACTCTTTCAGTAAGTACTACAGTTACAGCAACAAACGGACAGGCTTTAACAGCTTCTACTGGAGGTAATCCTGCTTGGTTAACTACTGAAGAACCGTTTATACCTGGAGGACTATTTAACTACTTTTTCTTTATTGGAGATTTATTACCTTATAAAAATAAACCAATACCTTTTCAACTAGGTGGAACAACTTTAACAGCAACAGGTTCAAATGCTACAGGAGCAACAGGTGGAACTCAAACTCTAGTAGCAGCAGACAAAATAAAACTAGCAACAAGTGCAAATAACTCAACAGATGGAGTTTATAACGACTATAAAATAGAACTTACAAAAACGGTTACTATAAATGGTGTGAAATCTGCACAAAAAGTAGTAAGAACTATAGGAGACTATCAAGCAGCAGAAAGAGTAGCAACTGTTACAGAAACGTGGCCTGAAAATATGGCTCCAGATCCTGATGATGTAGTACAAGAGTCAGGAGCAGTATATACTTATAAACTACTACCAAAATTCTCAACAGATGACAGAAGAATATCTATAAATCCAGCAATTCAATTACTTGACTATATGACTGCACCAACTTATGGAAAAGGTTTAGATATAGATAAAGATATTGCATTATCAGACTTTTTATTAGCAGCGAGAACTTGCGATGATAGAGGAACTCAAACATTAGCAGGAGCAAAAACAGCTTCCGTAGGAGATAGATACGTACTCACTTCAGATGGTACAACTAGTGGCGATGTTATTGCTATGGGTAGAGTAAAATCTGTCGGAGATTTTTCTGATACAAATGGAACAGACCATACAGTAATGGAAGAATGTTTTGGAAAATTTTCAAAACGCTTCATGCGAAATACGCACAGTTATAATGTTGGAGATATTGTAACTGGTTCGTCATCTGGGTATTATAGAGTTACTACCGCTGGAGCAAAATCAACAGCCCCTTCTGGAACAAACCCAACAGGCTTTACAGGCCCTCTAACAAGCATACCTCTATATAAAATAAGTGGAGGCACAATATCAAGTACTACTTTCAGTGTAGGATTAAATACAGATTTCGGATATCAAAATTATGTTACAGAGTATAATCCTGCTACTAAAGGATATGATACAGGATATAGTATATATGATGCAGATAATATTCAATACTGGAGATACTTAGGGTGGGATTCTCCAGACCAAAGAAACGTAACAAGACACCAAACTGTAGGTACAGTTGATACTTCCAAATCAGTATTTGAAAATATTAATGGATTCTTACTTAATTTTAATGGTTTACTTTCTTATGAAGCTGGTCAATATGCATTAAGAGTAGAAACAACATCTACTGCAAT